GAATAAAAGAAGAAGGATTCAACAATGCACTATCGTAATACTCCGGAGCTATCGTGATGGTAACAAACACAGAGTTACGATGCAGACTCTTCTGATACTTAGTTTCACGCTCTAAGCGGACATACCAATCATTACGCAGCTGCCGCAAACACTCCTCACAACGACCGCAGGGAACCATAATGCGCTGAGTAAAATAATCCCAAGGCCGATTCATCAACAAAACTTTCCGATCAGTCAAACCTATAGTCCTAGAACTATATGCTCGATTCCTTATCCAAATGGGAGACTGACACATCTTTTACATCAAAATAAATACCGGGATACTGTTCAAACATCAAACACACATAATCCGAAGCCTCTTTATACGTTCGGAAACGCCGAATAACCTTAAAACACTTGCCTACACGCTTTCTCACGAAGAAAGGCGCATAGGCAAGCTCAAAACGCTGATAGTAACCCGAACTCATCAAAGAACTTTTCCTCCTAAAGGACGAACTACAATTCGCTTACCTCCTTTACCTCTAGGCTTCTTCTTCCTGCTCATAATACTTAGATAAACTTTTTTCATCAACCTGAACCAAGAGCATACCTTGCATCTGACCAGAAGCAGGCAAAAGCTTCATCTCAAAAATAGATGTGCCGAAAGACAAAGCCTCAATGAAACCAGCAAGCCCCCGGTCAAACAAATAATAACATCCTTTGGGCAAGAAAACAGAGCTAAAGTCCAAATACGAAGCAAACCTCGAAGCTTCAAAATCCAAAGAATTGGCCAAATCATAACTCTTAAAAGAACCGTCAGGCTCTTCCTGACTAAAGGAAACCAAATAACCTCCATTCGAAAGAGGATAATTTGAAATCACCACCGAAATAATCGGATTTTTAACAGAACCGGAAGACTTCAACATGTCTTCAGTAATAACTTTAGATGACATAATAAAATAAGGTTTAAAATTCAAAGACAAAAATAAACAAAAAAAATCAAACTCCAAATAATCAACGACGAAATTGACGACTAGTTGTAGACGTGTGCTTAGTCCAACCTCCATCAACAGGATTAGGAACTAAGTCCTCAGTAACATCCTCAAATCTTTGCACAGGAGGAGCTGTAGAAAGGACTTTTGCTCCGGCAACATGTCCAGCAGCAGAAATAGCTCCACTAACAGCAGTATTAACAATACTATAGCCAAAACGATTCTTCTCAGAACGAAGCTCCCAGCGGTTGGTGTACATATCATACTGAAAATCCTGCAAATTAAGTTTCATATATTCTCTGCGAATTTCCTTGCCGGTCATCTTAACCGTACGCTCAACCTTTCCTTTCTCGTTGATAATAGGAACCTCAACTTGCGTATTCCAATTCACATCAAACCAGTTCTCCAAATCATCCGCCGTCAATTTATTCACACGGGCAAGCTCATCCTGATTAGAAGCAGAAGACTTCAAATAAATAGCCCGAGCAGTCAACAACTGCAACTCTGCTTCTATTTGCTCATCAATATAGCCAGTACGAGCCTTAAGCTGATAATACTCTTCCTTAGCCTTACCAAGCTCGGCCTTAATCATCTCGAGATTATAACCAATAGCAGCATCTTTCAACTCGTTATCAATAGAATAGGACAAAGTTATCGCAGTATTCAAATTTGCACGCGATGTAGATTCAGTGATTCCAGCCTCAGCAAGTCCTGCCTGCGCCTTCATCAAACGTTCACGCAAATCCTTATCCAAAGTCTGAGACTTATACCAATCAGCTTCAGCATCATTAAGAGCTGCCGCCGAACGCTCACGCTCCTGCTGAGCATCTTTCAACTGAATATCCGCATACGCAGAAGGATTACCAGCAAGAGCAGCAAGACCCCCACCGGAGCCAGACGCCACAGGACCATGACCGGATGGGGCCCCACCGCTGGCGGTAGGTATAGTAGCAGAAACACCAACGCCAGACTGACCAAGAACAGCAGCAGGATTCAAACCAGCAGCCAAATTACGCTCAAGAACAGCAGAAGGTTCATTATAAGCATTCTGATAATCAAACATCTGCTTGTCATGAGCCAACTGAAATTCCGCAGACTTAGACATCTGTTCAAGGGCATACTGCTGTTGCAATGCCATTTCCTTCTGCTTATACTTCCAATTACGGCGAGCAGAAATACCACCAAACAAAGCATCAGCAATACCGGCACCAGCAGAAGAACCAGCAGAAGCAGCTGCATTTATGCCAAGCGACTGACCCATTAGTGCAGCAAAACCAGCGGCAGGCATATTAAGGAAGTTTTAAATTAGAACGAACATCAAGTTGAACCGTATCACAATGAACACCGGAAGAGCGGTAAACTAACTTTCTGGTGCATGATGCAGCGAAATAAACTGACAAAGCCGTAAGGATGGAAATCAACAACGTCCAAAAGCTTTTCTTACGATAAAACGGTACTTTTTCCATGACAAAAACATCAATAAGAAACCATAAGAAAATACGCTATCGAAACCGCAATTCGATATCCAATTTTGATGTTCAAAGCAAACATCAAAACCGGTCCGCGCACATATCATATATCTTCTAGTAAAGGGATATGTAATTTTCTTTTAAAAACAATAAGTTTATACGGGCAGCACGCCGACTTCGTCGACATAAAGTGCTGATTATTAAGGTGCTAGACGCTACCTGCGGTGCGAGGTAGAAAAGTGGACAAGGACCCGAAGGGAACACCTAGATGATCCCTTCGGAAATCCTAAACCCTATCAATCTTCTTTCTCCGGCTTAACATCCGAAGACGAACGCTGCCGCTCAAGAAAGTCATCAATAACACCCTGTCCACTCTCCAAACCATCAAACTTGTCAATCCGAGAAAACGAGTTCGGGTCGAAGTCAAGCGGTGGGTCATAACTCTCACCTTTCCGAAAATCAGAATCCGACGCCTGAACATCAGGTCGACCCGGCAAAACATCTACAGAACCGGAACCATTCAAGACCGACATAATTCGCTCACCTCGAGACCTATACTCCGGAAGGTCTTCAATCATATACTCCAACATATCAACGACTAGATAAACGAGTTGCGAAAGACTTGTTCACAAGATTCTTAACAACTACTTTGTACGACATATTAACAAAAAAGTTATCCTCCATATCTGATGCAAAAGGATTATTAACAGTATTCAAATTGGTAAACAGCATAGAAGGACTAATCTCATTCGAATTTGAAGACAAACCTATCAGATAAAAATCTCGCTGCTGCACCCAATAAGATTGTAACGGAACAGAAGCCTTCGGCGTAAGAGTAGACTGTAAAGAACCTAACACCTCATCATAAGACGACCGGAATTCATTATAACACGGCTCCTTGGCTACGGTAATACTCTGAGAAGCGGAACCAGCTTTCCAACCATAGCCAAGACGCCAGAAGGGAACATCCTGATAACCAATGTCATTGTAAATCGGGTTGAAATAATCGGGACCGCGATACTCCAAATAATCGGGGCGTATGCCAGTCCAGAAATAAACAGGCCGAATCGTCAGCATGTCAAAGATATAGCCAGGCTCCTTAAAGTAATAAGTCTGTTCACGGCCAAGCACAGTATTGAACGCAATAGAGCCACCCATTTGACCAAGTGCAGCAGCTTCACCACCTGCAAAACCGGACTGACCTGCTTGATTCATAACAACCTGGCTATTAACCATAACGGACGAACTAAAAAGAAGCTTCGGACGGTCCACATGCTCAATCTTAGAAGCAAAGAACGTATAAAGCCAATCAGAATAACGAGAACCGGATGCACCAATAAGGTCTTTATACTCCTGCAAACGAGTCGCAACAGCAAGCTGCGGGATAGTCTTAATGCCGGTAAAATCGACATCAGAATTAGAATCACCCGGCGGCATAAGACGACTAAAACGGTCGGGAGAACTTGGACACACAGCCATAGGATGCGCTGCCAAAAAAGGAATATTCAACGTCGCCGCAAAATAAACCTTACTAGGCACGTTAGTATCAGTACCCTCACCATTATGCCAATCAACCTCAGGCTCCTGAACATCATAAGGATAAGCCGGAACATTAAAATTAACATTCTGAGGAAACATCTGCACCAACTTGTTAAAATCCGGGTCGGCTGCCATTGTACCCGTATTAAACAAATCAGAACGAAGAATCTCAATGAACAAATCAGAACGGTTCCACGACAACTCGTCTCGACCAGACTCAACCTTCCTATCCCTCGGATAAAACATCGTTTCAAAATAATGGTCCAAAAACTCTAAATTACCATAACGCTGCCAGAAATAGGAAGCTTGCGAACGATACTCAGGCTTCGACACAGAAGAGGACGAAGTAGTAAAAAAAGTAGGCCGATAAGTTCCGGGATGAGCAAAAGAAAAAACACCCCAAGAAGAATACGAATAATAATTGCGAACAATATCCCAATAAGCTAAATAAGTATCTGCATTCACAGTAATAAACTTCGACGCTGTCTTAAGAATAGTATCAGCAGAAGGCACCGTATTAACATTGTAATTGATAATAGGACTATTAGCAATACGAAGCCACGACATCAAACTATTTGGAAGTGCAGCACGATGATTAAACGGCATAACCTGACTAAAAAATGCAGCACCACCGGGACGCGGATACATCAAAGAAGTGTACGAACCAAGACCTTTACTATCTACACAACCGGGAATAAAGTTAAACGTCAAATCGTTCATATCAAACTTAGACGAATTAACTCGCATTTCAGGATGATACAATTGCAAAGGAACCCAAAACCGATGCAACCGAAGTACATAAGGGTTAAACGATGGAACACCCAAGGGATTTGAACGAACATCAATACCTTGATGCAACGTAACTCGATCACGAGCATTGACAAACTGAATGCGGACCGGGTAAATAATACCCGGCGTAACAGAAAACGCCTTATTCTCCGGCAAATCGTACCGAGAATAGCCATTTACAGCATGAGAAATAAACGGTTGCTTACCCATAAACTATTCTATTAAAAAAAGGATTAGAAGAATCAACACCAAAACAGTCTACCCAAAAATCAATAACATCAGAAGTTACCGCAAGAAAACTCGGCCGAGACTTACACTTACTCAAAAACTCCCGAAGCTTCACAAGGCGCGAAAAACCTCCTTTAACGACACGGGAAAAATCGGAGGGACGAAGGACCCTCTCAGCAACTTCACGAAGAAAGCCAAGAGCCAAAGAACTACCGAAAGCGCTAGCATAGGTCCAAGCAGTAGAAATTTTACGAAAAAGTAACGCATCTTGAGAAAGATACTTATCGTAGTAGCGAGGGATGCGGTACCGAAAAACAACACCAGTCTGATAATCTGTGTAAGACCAAAGGCCAGAAGCAACATCGGGAGCTTTAAAATCTCCCAAATAATCGCCAACACCTGCCGAAATAAATTTACGGCGATATCGACTATTCTGAAGAAAGTCATAAAGATTAGTTTTTAATTTACCTACAGTAATAGGAAGAGACTTCGCAAAATCGACAGAACGCTCGTCCATATAAATAGACTTGCCAACATACTTCACAACATACCGAAGACGCTTATCCGTAATAGATGAAATCCAAACAAAACCTAAATCCTTAACGGCTTCACGAATAGCATTATAAGAATAAGAAACATCCCAAAGAACACCATGAAAATGAAGACGAGGCTCATTACCTTGCTCCGGATGCATTCCAAATTCTTGAAAAAAAGCATGTTTAATAGAATGACCAAAACGCCGGCGAACACGTTCAAACCACAAGCGAATAAAAGAAGAAGGATTCAACAATGCACTATCGTAATACTCCGGAGCTATCGTAATCGTAACAAACACAGAGTTACGATGCAAACTCTTCTGATACTTAGTTTCACGCTCTAAGCGAACATACCAATCATTGCGCTGCTGTCGCAAGCACTCCTCACAATGACCACAAGGAACCATAATACGTTGAGTAAAATAATCCCAAGGCCGATTCTTCAACAAAACCTTCCTGTCCGTCAAGCCGATAGACCGGGAGCTATACGCCCGGTTCCTTATCCAAATTGGGGAGACACACATCCTTTATATCGAAATAAACACCAGGATACAGCTCAGTCATAAAACTGAGATATTCTGAAGCTTGTTCATATGTCCGAAAACGACGTATAACCTTAAAACACTTGCCCACACGCTTTCTCACAAGGAAAGGCGCATAGGCAAGCTCAAATCGGTGGTAATAGTCAAAACTCATAGAACCTTTCCTCCTAAAGGACGAACTACAACTCTCTTACCTCCTTTACCTCTTGTCTTCTTCTTCCTGCTCATACTTAGACAAACTTTTTTCATCAACTTTGACCACAATCAAACCTTGCAGCTGAGAGGAAGCAGGCACAAGCTTCATTTCAAAAGTAGATGCGCCGAAAGACAAAGCCTTAATGAAACCCGCAAGCTCCATATCAGGCAAATAATAACATCCAACAGGCAAGAAAATAGAGCTATAATCCAAATACGCGGAGAGCTTAGAAGCTTCAAAATCCAAAGAAGAAACCGGATCATATTTTATAAAAGAAGCGTCAGATTCTCCCTGACTAAAGGAAACCAAATAACCTCCATTCGAAAAAGGATAATTTGAAATCACCACCGAAATAATCGAATTTTTAACAGAACTGGAAGACTTCAAAGTGTCTTCAGTAATAACATTAGATGACATAATAAAATAAGGTTTAAAATTCAAAGGCAAAAATAAACAAAAAAACTATAATTCAAAATTATTTACGACGAAATTGACGACTAGTTGTAGTAGTATGCTTAGTCCAACCTGCACCATCAGGACTAGGAACTAAATCCTCGGTAACATCATCAAATCTTTGCACAGGAGGAGCTGTAGAAAGGACTTTTGCTCCGGTAACATGTCCAGCAGCAGAAATAGCTCCATTAACAGCTGTATTAACAACACTATAACCAAATCGATTTTTCTCAGAACGAAGCTCCCAACGATTAGTATACATATCATACTGGAAATCCTGCAAATTAAGCTTCATGTACTCTTTGCGGATTTCCTTGCCGGTCATCTTGACCGTACGCTCAACCTTTCCATTCTCGTTGATAATAGGAACCTCAACCTTCGTATTCCAATTAACGTCAAACCAATTCTCTAAATCATCTGCCGTCAATTCATTCACACGTGCTAACTGCTCCTGATTAGAAGAAGAAGACTTCAAATAAAGTGCCCGAGCTGTCAACAACTGCAACTCTGCTTCAATTTGGTCATCAATATAGCCGGTACGAGTCTTAAGCTGATAATACTCCTCCTTAGCCTTACCAAGGTCAGCCTTAATCATCTCAAGATTATAACCAAAAGCAGCGTCTTTCAACTCATTATCAATAGAATAGGATAAAGATATCGCAGAATTCAAACTTGCACGCGAAGAAGATTCAGTGATTCCTTGTTCAGCAAGTCCTGCCTGCGCCTTCATAAGACGTTCGCGCAAATCTTTATCCACAGTCTGAGACTTATACCAGTCAGCCTCA